TCGCCGTTGTCGATGATGATGACCACGCTGCACTGACTATCATGCACGCCTTAGAGGACGGAAAATTCAAGCCGTATAGACAAGAGGCAATGGGCTCAGTCCAGGAGCTCGTCGACTCGATCCTCGCCAGCTCCGATGCTGCAATTTGCGACCACCGGTTGCGCTATGGAGCGTTTGCGGATGTCTCAGGGGCAGAACTCGCCTCTCGCCTCATGAGTGCGGACCATCCGGCGATTGTGGTTACGCAGTACTTGGACCAATACGCCGACGTTGATATCAGGCAGTTTCGTGGCAATCTTCCGGTCGTTCTGCGGCGTGACCAGGCCGACGAGCCTTCTGAGCTCCGCGATGCCTTTGCTAAGTGCCTTCATGAGATATCGAAAGGTCGGGTTGAAAACAGAAAACCTCAGCGAACCCTTCTAAGGGTAGAGCAGATAACCCACGTCAACGGCGAAGCCGTTATCGACGCAGTGGTCCACGGGTGGAACTCAAAGGATACCGTGCGTTTCCCCATGTCGCTCGTCCATCCTGATGACGCATCGTCTGTTCGAGAGCAGGGCATGCTGAGCGCCCTAACTAATCTTAGGGCGGAGGATAAAGTGGAGCTCTTCTTCGAAGACGTTCGAGTTGTCGCAGACCCGGATGAAGACGATGGACTCTGATGAGCTGTACCTTCTTGACGTCGGCCATGGAAACTGCGCGCTTATAAAGCGAGGCAGCGCCGCGATTGTCATTGACGCTCCCAGTAAGCCCGTACTCGCGCGAGCCCTGGATGAGCTCGGCATTACAGAGATCAGCAGTCTACTCATATCGCATGCAGATGCGGACCACCTTTCCGGCGGGATCGCGCTGATCATGGATGAGAGTCGTCCGGTCAACAATATCTATGTGAACCCCGACCCTAGAAAGAGTAGGGCTTGGCAGGAATTCCGCCAAGCCGTTCGCGCAGCAAGAAAGCGAGGTGCCCACATCGAAACAAGTTTGAACACTAATCACTCTGGCAGGGTTTCGATTGGCGCGACAACACTGACCATTTTGCACCCAACACCGGAACTTTGCCTTTCAACTGTGGAAGGCGTATCCGACCAAGATACAAAGCTTACCGCCAACAATATGTCTGCCGTGGTGCGGGTGGACCACGCCGGATCGCCCGTTTGCCTGCTCGCTGGAGATACAGACCTCACGAGCCTCCGTAGCATGATGGATGACGGCGTGGACCTCTCAGCCGCCGTGCTTGTATTCCCGCATCACGGCGGAAATGCGGGCGGACATGACAACAAGTCGTTTGCCAAGGAACTGACATCCACCGTCAATCCCGAGCTTGTCTTCTTCTCTCTCGGCCGGGGGGTCCATGGCACGCCGCAACCCGACATCATCTCTGGGGTGCGCGAAAGTACGGAAGATGTGGAGGGGCGCGCTGCCCCATACATCGCCTGCAGCCAGCTCTCCACTAGATGCTCAATCAAGCTTCCTGACAAGATTGATCGGTCATTGGACAGCCGATCGGAAGGGCTGGCAAAGAACTACTGCTGCGCAGGCACGATTTCGATTGATCTTGAGAACGCATCCGTTGAAGGTTTGATTGGGCAGCTGAAAGCGAGCCACTCTGCGTTCGTCGCAGGCTATGTAACGAGCCCTCTGTGCACTCGACTGAAGAAGCAGCGGACTCGTCAGGAGATAGAAGCTCCGGAGTGTTGACGTGGGCAGCAAGTCCCGCGCGAGCTAGATTGCAATCAACGACTTTGCTATTTCGCATAATGTATAGACCGTGGGCTTATCAAAGCCCGTGACGGCTGCCTGAGCCTTGTGGGGCAGAGCGAATCCAACAGCGAGGCATAGCGCCATCGCGGTCGCCGCTAAGCGCTTCCAGAAGGTGCGCTCCGGCGAAGTAAGCGCCGCACGCTTCATGATCTCAATCGCCTGTTTTTCAGGCTCCGGATGCCCTTGGATACGAAGCGCGTCTGCCACCACCCAGACCTGTGGCACACGCCTGCCCATGCGGTAGTGCCCGATTGCGCCATCCGTAATACCCAGCAGCGGCGCCAGCTTTGAATAGCTCTCGACCTTGGCCGCTACGCGGGTCCGCTCAAAGAAGTCATTCCAGTCCATAGCCGCCTCGGGTTCGTGTACGGGTGTAGCCTACAGGTGTTGACGCCTACGGATGTAGGCGCGTATAAAGCCCCCATCGCCTACGGATGTAGACGGTCCCGCCACCGGCACCCCAAGGCCGCTGGCGGGTTCTCTTGGGGCTTGGGGTAGGGGACAGGGATGATCGATCCGCTCATTACCTTCGCGCTGCTTGGGGCCATCGTGTCTTTCTCCATCGGCTGCGCAAAGCTTGTTTCGTGGCTGCTGGATCGGCGTGATTACACCGCCTCGCAGCAGTCCCGCGAAGCCCAGGTTATTGCACTCGCACAGGCTGAAATTGCCGCAACCAAGCGCGGCGATCTGCTGGCCGCAGCCACCTTTGCCGAAGAGCAAGAGCGCGCCGCATGAGCATCCATCCCTTTGCCGCCGAGCTTGCAGAGACCGATATGGGCCTTTTCGCATGCGCGGCGCTGATTGTCGTCTGCCTCGGCAGCGCAATGGCTTCAATCGTGATTGAGCGGGCATGGCTGGCGCTTCGTCGCCTGTGGAAGCTCTGGAAGGGCCGCACCAATGGCCGGTGATCGCGCGGTGCTGGCCGGGTCGGGACTCCCCTCGTCTAACAGGGGAGTCAGTGAATTCAGGAACGCCGACGGAACCCTGACGGTCGGCATTGACTGGTTTTCCGCTTCCATCGATCTGCGCGCAGCGCTGGACGAGCTCGCGTTCCGCGATGGCGACAGCTTCGAAGAGGTCCGCCAGTGGATCGAGTTCTCCCCGGACAACGCCCGCATCGCGGCCTTGCAGGTGTTCTGCTGGTTCTTCGCCGGGCTTGGCCTTGAGCTGGATGAAGCCGTGGGCGGCGGCCGCTTCTACACGTGGCGAATCAAGATCATCGACGGGGCAAAGAAGTTCGTCGGCATGATCGAATTGGGTGGCGAAGATTGCCGCCGTGCCGATGGCACGTATACCGCTCGCATCGAGCTAACTGGTGATGGATGCAAGGCGATAGGCGCAGCGCGCTGCGGCCATGCGCAGCGGTGGCTGGAGCTTCGAGCGAAGCTCGAAAGCTGCGCCGGAAGGATCACCCGCGTCGATGTGTGCGCCGATGACCTGGTGGGCGACTACCCACTGCGTATGGCGCAAAAGTGGTACGCCAATGGCGACTTCGACAACCGTGGTCAGCGCCCCAAGGCGCAGCTGGTGGACGACTACGACAGCGGTGACGGCAAGACCTTCTACGTCGGCGGCAAGAAGTCGGAAAAGCAGCTGCGCGTCTATGAAAAGGGCAGGGAGCAGGGCGACAAGAGTTCGCCGTGGGTGCGCTACGAGGCGCAATTCCGCAACTCCAACCGCAAGGAATTGCCGCTCGACATTCTGCGTGATCCCGCGTCCTACCTGCTGGGCGCCTATCCGGTGCTGTCCTTTCTGCGCTGTGTTGCCACCCGCATCGAAATCACGAAAGCCGCCGTTGAGGCGACGTGGAAGAGCGTTCGCCGCCACATCCGTCGCCAGTACGGCGCAGCCCTCAATTTCATCGCCAAGAACTGCCCTGACGATCAGGCATTGCGGGCAGTAATCGAATCCTGCACTTCGCCATCGCTGCCGAAGTGGGTCACAGGTGAAACAGCAGCGCACTGGCCCGAAATCGCGGCCGTACAGCCAACCCAAAAGGGGTAACAGCACATGAGCATCAAGGTCACCGTCCTCAAGAACGAAATTGACGAACGCGGCGGCAGCTTCAAGAACGACGCTGGCGAGAACGTGGAATACACCACCCGCAAGCAGAAGGCCAAGCTGGAAACCGGTGGTTTTGCCTACCCGTTCGACGTGCGCCTGGACAAGGGTCAGCCGGGCTACCCCGAGGGCGAGTACGAGCTCGATGTTGAATCCATGTTGCAGGTCAACAAGGGCGTCGCCTCGCTGAGCAAGTTCACCGTCCTGCGCATGGTGCCCAAGGCTGCACCGCGCGCAACCGCGCAGGCCTAAGTCATGGCCGTGTGCGTGTCTCTGACGGCTGAGGGGACGCTCGTACCCACCGGGGAGCCTGCATCGCAGTGCGGTGGGTATGTGCTTGTGTCAGCAGCAGAGCACGCACAGGCCTCAATTCTCATCGATCTATTCCAGTGGCCGGAACCTGAGGTGGCGACTGGTTGGTTCTCGGGGGTATTCACGCTAGTTCTTGCACTGAACGTGCTGGGCTACATCGTGGGTGCCGTCGTGAAGTCGGTCAGTACAGAACGGGATTGACCACCCCATCCAACGCGCATAACGCGCATAACCAAGGAGCAGTTCAATGGACTTCGGCGACATTCTGACCGGCCTCGCAGCCGCCAGCGCAGTCAGCGCAATCATCAGCGCAGGCGCCATCAAGGCGTCCCCGGGCTTCGCCCGCTGGGCGACCAACAAGGTCGCGACCTTCTTCCGCTGATCGCGGTCGAATCGTGACGGGGAGGGGCTGGGAAACCGGCCCCGATTCCTATGCAGACACAGCCCGATGACCTCAACACCGATGAATGCCAGGACGACTGGTGCCCTGAGTGTGGCGGTGATGACGTGATCGTGTTGGACGACGGCAGTCTGTGGTGTACGGAGTGCCGCACCGTCATCGACTACTAGGGGTAGGTGATGGATTTCAGTGGGGTGTTTCTCGGGCTGTCCGTCGCTCAGGCCGTCGCCGCAATCGTGGCGGCTGGGACACTGATGGCACTGCCGTGGTTTGGCCGGTGGTGTGTTGACAAGGTCGCAGGATTCTTTGAGGACCGCGAGGATCAGGACGCCGACGAGCATGCCGACGACGAGGCAGGCGAGGTGGAGGAGGCCGTGTGTGGTGACACCGGCCACGACTATGACGGCGGCGAATGCGTCTACTGCGGCGCGCCAGAGAGGGAGGATTGACGATGCTCGTGTGCATGGTGTTTGCGTTCATCGGTGGGCTGGCCGGTCATGCCGTCTCGCTGGCTTTCAACGAGGCCAGCCAGTGAAGTACTTGCCGCCCGCTATCGTGCTGGCAGCGACTCTGTTGCTGGGCACGGGAAAAGTGCATGCGTTTGATTTGGGTGAGGCGATGGTCTCGTGCCAGAAGAGTCCTCAGTTCAACGCAGGCAATTCCGCCAAGCAATGCGTTGTCTTGCCAAAGAATGCCGAGGGAAGATGCCGCGTCGCAGTGCCCGCTATTGGAGGCGGTTACATCGAGTCCAGCTTCATCGCATACGACTGCGACAAGAAGTGCGACACGCGCCCCGAAGAAACCAGTTGGAAGGGCGACAAGTCAGGCATTGGCGCTGTGTGCCATAACGGCTGCAAGTACACCGACAGCATCTATGCAGGTTCACCCACCGGCCACCTCTACACTCCTTCCGGCGACACGTGCAGCACCAACGAGCTGGCGCCGCCTGAGATTGCGGACCCCGGCGAGGGGGGCGGTGATGGCGGCGGGACAGGCCCTGGTGATGGCGGTGGCGATGGCGGTGGCGATGGTGGTGGAGACGGCGGCGGCGATGGTGGTGGTGGCACCGGGCCAGGTGGTGGCGATGGC